GTTTAGAAGTGTTGCGATGACTCAGCACAAGTTTATTGACATCGTGCTCTGGGAAAAGGCCAAATCAAGACACTTGTTTGACTCGCAGCTCACAGTTGGCATCAAAGGATTACTAGGGCGAGCAGGTATAGGCTCAGGGCATGATCGACATTTCTATGGAGAATTTGACCGCGATGGGTCAAAACTGAGAGAATGGCTCGGGGCAGATTCTCAGTATTACATGAACGATAAGGACGGCAAGAATGCTACCCAAGCTGATCGCACAAGGCGACCAATCCGTTGAGCCTGTTACGCTGGCGCAGGCCCAGTTGCATTTGCGCTTGGACTTGGAAGCTGGGCAGCATCCAGACGATTCGCTTGTATCTGCACTCATCACCGTCGCTCGACAAGATGCTGAGAACTATACGGGCTTGGCGCTGACGCAGCAAACCTTTGTCGCTTACTACGACGAATTCCCAACAGACGATTTAGACCTTGGCATCTGGCCAGTTCGGTCGATCACGTCCGTTCAATATGTCGATAGTAATGGAAATACTCAGACGCTTTCATCAACCGCTTATCGTTTAGACCCTAACGACAAGCCAGCGGTGCTCCAATATGTTGACGCATGGCCTCAGACCAAAGCGCAAAAGAACGCAGTTACGGTTACTTTTGTTGCTGGCTACGCAGCTGGAAGCCCTACGCGCTGGAATCTACCGAAGCCGATCTACCAGGCTATGCTCATGATGATCGGGCATCTGTACGAGAACAGAGAAAGCGTCAACGTCGGCAATATGGTTACGCCGTATCCTCTTGGGATGATGCACCTTTTGACACCTTATCGAATCAAGATGGGGGTCTAATGTGCGGGCTGGCAAACTTAACCGACGCATACGGATACAAGAGCAAAGTATCTCCGTTGATGATTACGGGCAACAGATTGAAACTTGGGCGGATATTGCAATTGTTTGGGCTGGAATCAAACCAGTCAAAACAACCTCTGCGCGAGAAAAGGTCAAAGCCTTTGAGCTTAGCCCAGACATTACGCACGAAATCACCGTCCGTTATAACGTTAATTTCTTGCCTGCATCGATCACAGAATCGCGGCGTATCGTCTATCAAAACCGTGTCTACTCGATTGCAGCAGCTTACGACATCGAAGAAGATCGAAAGTCGATTGTTTTTGAGTGCAGAGACTCAGGGATTATTTTGCAGGCAGAAATCCAGCCTTTTGCGCTTGAGAATGGCGATATTCTCATCCTCGAAAACGGCGATTATTTGATTTTGGAGTAAACATGGCAGACGTAAAGATCAGTCAGCTCAACGACGGATCGCCAGCTCAAGCGGGCGACGAAATCCCTATTACGCGCGGCGCTAGTAACTTCAAAATCTCAATTGGCGATATTACGACGCTAGCAACCAGTACGCTCGGCACGATTTCAACGCAAGATTCTGATGATGTCTCAATTACGGGGGGCTCAATTGCTGGAATCACTGACTTGGCGGTTGCAGACGGTGGTACTGGGGCTAGCACTGCTGCTGGGGCAAGGGCTAACCTTCTGCCGTCTTACGCTAGCAACGCTACTAAGGTGCTTAAGGTCAATGCTGGCGCGACGGATGTAGAGTGGGCTACAGATAGCGGAAGCGTAACCAGCATTACAGCAGGCACAGGATTAAGCGGTGGCACGATTACGACTACAGGCACGATTGCGCTTGCTACCGCCTATGGCGACACTTCTAACCCATACGCAGCCAAGACAGCAAACTATGTGCTTGCTGCGCCCAACGGCTCATCTGGTGCGCCCACCTTTAGAGCTTTAGTCGCTGCTGATATTCCAACGCTTAATCAAAACACGACGGGTAATGCGGCAACTGCGACAGCGTTACAGACCGCCAGGACGATCAACGGCGTGTCATTTGATGGCACTGCAAATATCACGATTGCAGACAGCACAAAGCTACCTTTAGCTGGTGGCACGATGACCGGAGCGATTAGCTTTGCTGCTGGTCAAACATGGCCGACATTCAATCAAAACACGACGGGCACAGCCTCTAATATCACTGGTACTGTTGCCATTGCTAACGGTGGCACTGGTGCGACCACTGAGTCAGGCGCAAGGACAGCTTTAGGAGTACCGGCAAGCCCTACAGGAACAAACGCGCAATTGCTCGCCAACAATGGCTCTGGAGGCTTTGCGAACATTACTGTAGGTTCAGGGCTCAGTCTAAGCAGCGGAACATTAACCGCTACTGGCGGTGGCTCAGGAACAGTCACATCTGTTGGCCTTACTATGCCAAGCGGGTTCACTGTTGGAAGCTCACCCGTAACCACATCAGGCACGATTGCTGTTACGACCAGCCTTAGCGGGATTCTGAAAGGCAACGGATCGGGCTTTACGACAGCGACAAGCGGCACAGACTATGCGCCTGCCACGTCTGGCACAAGCATACTTAAAGGCTCAGGGTCTGGTGGTTTTAGCAATGCATCCGCTGGCAGTGATTACCTAGCACCTCCATCAGGGACAGCGATTCTCAAAGCTAATTCAGGCGGTGCGCTTGCCAATGCTGTTGCAGGAACTGATTACGCGGCAGCGACGACAGGCACGAACGCGCAATTACTAGCTAACAATGGTAGTGGCGGTTTTTCTAATGTGACTGTTGGATCTGGGCTTACATTCTCTGCTGGCACACTTTCGGCAAGTGGCGGATCTGGAACAGTGACATCAGTTGATGTTTCTGGCGGCACGACGGGACTTACTACATCTGGCGGTCCAGTTACAGGGTCGGGAACAATAACGCTTGCAGGCACACTGGCTGTTGCCAATGGCGGAACAGGTCAAACCACTTACACGAATGGTCAGCTGTTGATCGGGAATACCACAGGCAATACGCTCACAAAGTCTACGTTGACTGCTGGAAGCGGCATATCAATTACTAACGGCAATGGATCAATTACGATTGCTGCCACGGGCGGTGGTGGATTTAGTCCTGTAACAGCAGCGATGATTTTTGGATAGGAACAATTATGGCAGCTCCAAACCTACTTTCACCGACGACGATTAACGGCAAGACCGTAACAGTCGATTTATCAACGACCAACGCAACTTCGATACTTAGCAATGCCGCAAGTTCAGGGAAGGTATTGAAGGTCAACTCGCTTTACGTTGCCAACGTGGATGGTTCTAGCAACGCAGAGATCACAATCAACTATTACTCTGCTGCTGCGCTTGGTGGTACGGCCACGCAGATAGCATCAACGGTTGTTGTGCCTGCTGATGCGACGCTTGTAGTCATTGATAAAGATGCTTATATCTACCTGGAAGAAAACACATCTTTAGGCGCTACGGCTGGCACTGCAAGCGATTTGAAGGTGGTTTGCAGCTACGAAGATATTTCTTAGGGGTAAGACATGCCCAGAGGTAACGGCGGGATAATCGGCCCCGCAAACATACCAACACTAAGCTCGGCCAAAGGTGTTTGGTCTATTACGGAAGCTCAACTTGCGGGGAGTCAGGGAATATGGCCGACGGCTGGCATTGATGTTTACTATTTGGTTGTTGCTGGTGGCGGTGGTGGCGGTGGTGACGGTGGAGGGGGTGGTGCTGGTGGGTATAGAGTAGATGTAACAACGGGTTTAAGAGTGAATTTGGCAACTAACTATACAGTTACCGTAGGCGCTGGAGGTACAGGCGCAGCGTATTCGTCTGCTGCTCGTGGCGCAAGTGGTGGAAACTCTATTTTTTCAAGCATTACATCAACAGGTGGCGGTGGTGGTGGGTCTGCGGGTGCATTTTCGCCAGGATATAACGATGGTGGAGCAGGTGGATCTGGTGGCGGTGGCTCTCATTTTGGCGACGGAACTGGTGGCCCGGCATCACCTTCTGGGCAAGGAAATGCTGGCGGTCAAGCAACAGGGAGTGCGCCTTACTATCCATCTGGCTCTGGTGGAGGCGCTGGTGCTGCGGGGACTAAACCAGCAAGCGGGTCTGTAGTGGTTGCTGGCGGAGCAGGGCTATCAAATTCAATTTCTGGATCATCTGTTACCTATGCTGGAGGTGGTGGCGGCGCCGCAAACAGAACAAGTTCTGGTGGCGCTGGAGGTTCTGGTGGGGGGGGTGCGGGGGGTGGGGGTGGTTCTGGTGGAACTGGCGGTTCTGTCGGTGGAGCTGGAAGCGCTAATACTGGTGGGGGCGGTGGAGGAGGTGGTGGTAGCGCCGCTGGCGGTGCAGGCGGGTCAGGCGTAGTAATTCTTAAGTATCCAGATACTTATACAATTTCTAATCCTAGCGGTGGTTTAACTTATTCAACCTCTGCTGCTTCAGGGGGATTCAAAGTGACTACATTTACAGCAGGTACTGGGAATGTGCAATGGAACTAAAAATACATAATCTATTCCCAATCCCTGTAGGCTTTGCAGAGCTTAATAGAACGCTGAACGATGAGGAGTTGTTTTTTATCCGTGAGTTACCAACAAGACCCAACATGGGTAACACGACAAGCACGAACAATTTTGTACTGCGTGACCCTGCGCTAACGTCCCTGCGCTCATTCATCGAAGATGCGGTATCGGATTACTTCAAAAGCACAGTCAATCCCAAGCACAATGTCAGCCTACGAGTGACTCAAAGTTGGTGTAACTACTCGGAGCCTGGGCAATATCATCACAAACACGCACATCCCAACAGCTACATCTCAGGCGTGTTTTATGTGCAGACCAATGACAACGACAGGATTTACTTCTACCGTGATGGCTGGCAGCAGATCAAGTTTCCGCCTGAGCAGTGGAACCCGTACAACTCTGAAAGCTGGTGGTTTGAAGCCACGGCAGGAAAGCTAATTCTGTTTCCATCGTCACTGACGCACATGGTTCCTGAAGTCAAAGGCGATGACGTAAGAATCTCACTATCGTTTAATACCTTCCCAGTCGGTGTTGTCGGGGAAGAAATGGACTTAACTGCACTTAAATTGGAGGTATGATGGTTACCCAAGAAATATTAAGAGAGAAATTTGTTTATAAGGATGGTTTATTGTTTGCTAAATATGGCAAGCAACCAAAATTTACTCCAATTACAAAACATCATCGATATATTAGATTTCGTGTCAATGGTCATGTTTATAGACTGCATCAGTTAATTTATCTTTATTTTTATGGTTTCATACCAAACGTTATCGACCACAAGGATAACGACAGATCAAACAATAAAATTGAAAACCTGAGAGAGGTTACGCAAGCCCAAAATTGCCTTAATAGAAAAACCTCAAAATTAAGTAGCACTGGAATTAAAAATCTTTACTTTTCAAAAAAATGCGGAAGGTGGTTTGTCCAAATGACCGTTGGAAATATTAGAAAGGTAATCGGGAGATTTGAAGATTTTGAGTTAGCCGAACTTGTAGCGTTTGAAGCTAGAAATAAATATCACGGATCATTTGCTAGGAGTTAGTAATGGGGCACTACGCCTTCTTAGATGAAAACAATATCGTGACTGAAGTCATCGTCGGCAAAGACGAGGGCGAAGAAGGACGCGATTGGGAGCAATGGTATGGCGAGTTTCGTGGGCAGACTTGCAAACGCACCAGCTACAACACACAAGGCGGTGTACACACATTAGGCGGCACACCATTCCGTAAGAATTACGCAGGGATTGGGTATACCTACAGAGCAGACATTGACGCGTTTGTGCCACTACAGCCTTTTGCCAGTTGGATTTTGAACAACGACACGGCACAATGGGAGCCGCCCACACCCATGCCGACGGATGGGAAGATGTATAGCTGGGATGAAGCAACTCTAAACTGGATTGAGAGTGGCAACGGAATTTGAAGTAACCGGCCTATCTGATCTCTACGCAGCATTGCAAGAGCTGCCGGTGAGAATCGAACGCAATATCACGAGAGGTGGCCTGCGAGCTGGCGTTGCTGTGTTTAGAGATGAGGCAAGGGCTAATGTCCCTAAAGATTCCGGTTTTCTTCGCAAGTCCATCAAGTCGGAATCAGACGTTCGTCGTGGGAAAGCATACGGATACGTCAGAATCGATCGCAATAAAGGCGGTGCTTTTTACGCTCACATGGTCGAATTTGGAACGGCCAGCTATTACGCTGGAAGCGGTCGTAGTAAGCGTCAGCCCTATCGTATCCCGAAGGCAACGATTGGCAGGAAGAAAACGGCGAACACGGTTTCGAA